TTTGCTCAAGCTGCTGCTACACAAAAAGAAAATAATGAAGAAATAAAGAAAAAGAGAGGTAGACCTAAAAAGTCTGAATCTTCTTCGTCTGCCGGTACTAAAGTTCAAGAAGAAACAGTTAAAGTTGTAAATGAACAATTGAATTTGCAGAAATCTATACTGAATCAATTAAGCATAGAATCTAAAGCTAGTGATAATATATTGAAACAATTAGCTTTTCAAAATGCTGAAAAGTATAAAGACAGAGAAGATAAAAGAGCTGATGCGCAACAAGCTTTTGATAATGAATTACAAAGTAAACTTTTAAAATTAAAAGAAAATGAATCTAAAGCTAAAACTTCTGCTATAGAATCTAATCAAGCTAGTAAACAAAAATTGGATAAAATAGCTTTAGACAGTAAAGTTCTTGGTTATCAAATAGCATTAGATAAATATAAAGCTTGGCAAGATGATAGAGCTTATGAATTAGAAAAGCGTGAAAAAGCAGATAAACAATCTTTACGTGAATCATATAAAGAAAGTGCAGCATATCGTGGTGTAAATGCCGTACAAAATGCTCACAGTGGATTTGGTACGAGTGTATTGGCTTCTATTTTAACTGGTGGAGCTATTAATCCAGCTATTATTAGAGCTATGAAATTAGATAAATTGATTACTGCTCCTATTGAAGCTATGACAAAATGGATGTTCAATAGAAAAAAGACATCTACTACTACATCATCTGCTATTAAAAATAGTAAAAATCAACCTATCCTAAGTAAAATCGATACAATTAATAATACTGTAGGTACAAAATTAGATAAGTTGATAGATTTAAATAGTGTCGGTACTAAAGAAAAGAAAAAGAAAGGTATTTTAGAAAGTATAGGTGATTTTTTTGGAAAGCTTGGTGGTATAGGTGGATTAGCAACTAAAGGTTTATTAGGATATGTTTTATATAAAGTAATCAAAAAACTTATTCCTGGTGATATAAAAGATAAAATAAAAGAAAAAGTTAATGCTTTTTTCACAGATAGTTTAGGCTTATCACAAGGAACAGCTAATGGATTACAGCAGTTAATAAGTGATGCTATACCTGGAGCTTTTATAGGTTATATGGCTCATGGTTTTCCTGGCGCTATGATAGGTGCTGGATTAAGTATAGCTGGATTAGCTTTAAAACGTAGATGGGATGAGTTTAATGGTAATTTAGATAAAGATGGACAAATACCATCAATGATAGGACCTATTCCATTACGTTATGCTCAAGCGGCTATAGGTGGAGCAGCTGCTGGTAGTTTACTTGGACATCCTTTTTATGGAATGCTTATCGGTATAGCTGGACAAGGTTTATGGGATTTTGGTGAAAAATTAGGTGAATGGGCAGCTAAAGGTATACAATGGTTATCAGAGCATCCATTGACAACAATTGGTCTTAGTTTGATAGGTATAGCAAATATTAGTAATATTAAAAAGGGTGCCGTTGCTTTATATGATGCTTTAGTTGGAGCAAAAGAAGGAGCTTTACATTTTGGTAAATATATTTTAGAAGCTGGAAGTAATTTGGGTACAGCTACATGGAATATAACCAAAGCTGCTGCTGGAATAGCATTTGATTTTGTAAAATCAGGAATAACAAAACTAGGAAACGCTTTAATAGGAGCTACTTCTAGAGTTACAGCAGGGATAGCTTCTAATGTAACATCTGTTTTGCCAATGTTAAAGTCAGGTTTACTTGGTTTAAGTAAAGCTTGTACTATATTAGGTGCTGGTTTATTAGCATATGATATACCTCAGATAATAGAAGAATATATATCAAAAAATAATCATGAAAAAACACAAAAATCGATAAATGCTAAAAATAAAGCCATTGAAGAAATGAGTGCTGAAGAGCATGGGCATTATATACAATACCTTCAAGAAACTGGACAGATTCATGATTATATGGATGGTACAGTAGAAGGAAAGCATTTTTGGAATTTTGATAAAGATTTTGACTATGATAAAAGCTTAAAAGATTTTTATGATGCTAGAGAAAAAAATCCAGAAATATATGGTGAAAAAGCACTTATTATAAATAAAATATTAAATACTGTTCAAACTCCTGAAGAAGTTGAAAAGATTAGAAATGAAAAAAGAAATGATATAGTTTTTAATGATGGACCAGAAAATGATGCTCCAGCTGATACCAATATTATGTCTATGAGTCAACAATCTATAGCTGGTGAAAAAGTAAAATTATACAAAGATGTACCATGGAATATGAATCTTTTTGCTAGAAATAGTGAAATTCCTAGCCAAGTAGCAACAAATCTTAATGCTTTTCATGAAGATGTTATTACACCTTTACAAGATAGTGTACCAGGTAAAGTAAACATAACGAGTTCGTATCGTAGTCCTAGATATAATGCAGAAGTTGGTGGTGCTCGTAATTCAAATCACTTAAGAGGTAATGCTATAGATTTACAAGTAGACGGTATGCATCCATCACAAGTAGTTAGAACATTACAAAAAAATAATATACCATTTGATAGAGCACTTACTGAAGATATAGGTGGTAAACAATGGTTACACTTAGAGTATTATAAAAATAGTGAACATCCTGGGATTGTGGCTAATTTAGATAGAAATGGATATAAAGTAGTAAATGCTGGTAACGGTGGTATACAAACTTTACCTGAAATATATGGTGATGAAGGTGGAATAGATTTTGCTGATGCACTTAGTGATTTTGGTATAACTGCTTTTGCTGATAGATTTCAAAAAGGTTTAGATGCAATGATAGCTGGTGTAAACAAACTTATGTATGGTTCAGCTGCTATGGGTGAGGTAGATACAGCTAGAAGTAATCAGACTAGTAATGCTATACAAAGTAATATTTCTCCTGAATTACAAAAATTAGAAAAAGGTGGTGAAGGAATAATATCAACTGAAATGAATAATAGTTTTTCTTTAGCATCATTAAATGAAATAATAGGTGGTAATGGTAAAATTGATCAATCTCCTTTAATAAATATTTTAAAACAAGTAGTAGAAAATCAATCAAATAATAATCAACCACCTGTTACTTATGTTAATAATATTACTACTTCTGCTAAAAACAATAATGAATCTGTTAGATGTGTCGGTGGAGATGTAGATAAAACACTTATATTTGGTATTGGTAATGGTTAACAAAAGTTCTAATTGTTATATAAGAGGTTAACATGGTAAACACAACAGCATTTCAAGTAGGAAACAGAAGTAATACAGTTGATATAGGTCACGCAGGTATGAGTTATACCGGTTTATATAACAAACTTGTTGGAAAGCAAGATGGCAGTGATACTCAAGGTAATATACATTACCATAAATCATTAGATTTTTCAGATGTCGGTGTTCCTACAACAGAAAGTAATTCTGCTACTAATAAGTATTTAAGACAGTTTCATCAAACTAGAATCTTTGTACAAGGTTTTGGTAATATGAATGCTCATGGTAAATCAGATGTAAATAATAAAGAACAAACATACTTGATAACAGCTAATTTACCAGAATCTTTATCATATAAAATAGGTTCAAGTTGGTCTGCTCCATTGAGTGCAGGTAGTGATACAGGATTAGCTAATGCATTAATGCAATTTGTTGGAAGTAAAGTAGATAGCAGAGCTCAACCTTTACTTCAACCTGGTGATTTATCTTCTGGTGTAAATAGATTAGCTACTATGAAAGTATGGACAGGTTCTGAACCTCTTTCTTTGAATTTGAGTATTCCTGTAATTGATGATGGTCATGGTCCTTCACAAGAACAAACTGGTGTAAATACTAATTTTGTGGAGGCATTAGAATTTTTAGGATCGTTGTGTTTACCAAAAAAATCTGGTAGATTAGGATTTTATGTTCCACCTCCATCTCCTGTAAATCTTAATCTCCAATATGGAAAGTCTGAAGCTCAAAGTTGGAATTTTCAATCTACGTATGGTAGAATAATGGTACAATTAGGTGGTATGTTATTAGTAGACCATTGTATAATAACTGGTCTAAATGTACGTTATCCTGATACAAAGACAATGATACGACATTATTATGATCCAAAGAGTATGGGTCAAGTTGGTGGAACAGGAACAGATTATTTAGCTCCGTTGTTGGCAGTATTAGAAATTCAAGTAACCACAGTTGAAGCCATGACAGCAGATTATTATAGTAATATGTTATGGCTTAAAACTGATGGTGATGAAAAGAATGGAAGTCATACAGGAATGGGTGGTGGTAATGTTAATCTTTACGCTGCTGCTAAAACATTGGGTGATACAGCTAAAGCTGTCGGTGGTTATGTAGCAGGAGCTTTAGGTTTTGGTGGAAAAAATAGTTCACAACAGGAAGCAGATTAATGGCTAATGATAATACAACAAATAATGTAAATTATGATTCCTTTTTTGCTGAAACTATTGTTGATAGCAAAGGAATATCTGTAGTTAATATGAATGAAGGAATAGATAATCTCTTTAAATATTTTAATGAAAACGCTTGGTCATTTGAAGAAATACAACAGTATTTAGTAACAGAATTTGAAGAAGGTTATCCTGATTTATTAGCTTTAAATTCAGCATTAGGTGATAGTAGATTCTGGTGGTGGATATTAATGCTTAATAGATTAGATGATCCATTTGAAGACATTAAACAAAATTGGGTTTATGCTATAAATTCACCTTCTCAAATAAGTTCTTTTATACAGGGAAGCAATAATACTAATACTTCTAAAGCAACGAGTCGTATAGGTAAAATAGTAGAATTAAATTAACATGCTAGTACAAGATATATATAACTTAAATATTTTCATAGACGATTTAAATTTATTTGAAGCGCCTGGTGTGGTATTTAGTAATGCAGATATATATGAGTCTATAGCAAATCCTGTGCCTGTTATGACTATGGAAATGATTATTCCTAACGGTTGGATGGATGGAAGAACGTTGTCTGATGGTACTAAGATAAAAATACAGATACAGTGTGAAACGTTAGATTTAGATGCAGAATATACTTTTAGATTATATAATATTAAAGAATTAGAAGTAATGCAGAATAACGTTAGAATAAATCTAGAAGGTATATTAGATTTTTATGATGGTTATTCTTCTGGTAATGCTTATAATTTATGTGGTACATCATCAGAAGTATTTCAAAAAATAGCTGGAACTTTTGGATTAAACGCAGATATCGATTCTACAAATGATAAACAATTGTGGGTAGCTGGTCAAAAGAATATATATCAGTTTTTTACTTACTTGGCAGCTTATGGATGGGTAGATGAAACATCTGGTATGTTTTGGTGTTTAGATAAAAATAAAACGCTGTTATATAAGAATCTTACTACTTTATTTAGAAATAGGCAAGATAAAGTATATAGTTTTGTACAAACACCTGTTCCTGATAAAAAGAATAAAGAATTTGGATACAGTGGTGTAAAAGGAAGTATTCAAGCTGGAACAAATAATTTAAGAAACGATGGTTATGGTGGATCAGATAGTTATTTTGATTTAAAAAGTTATTCTTGGAAGCAAGCAAAAGCTAATAAAGTTGTAGCTGAAAGTAATATCATAAATGTTTCTAAAGATTTATCAAAAGGTCTTTCACAAGAATGGTTTAGCTTTGATGTTGGTAATCATCATGCTAATTATTTTAAAGCATATAAACAAAATAGACGTGTTTTATCTACTTATTCTACATATGCTACACTAACAACTGAATTTTTACAAAAATATAGATTAGGTGAAATAGTAAATCTTGAATACACTGATTCTAAAAACGTTGATAATAAATTAAATAGCTTATCTGGTACTTATATGATAGATGCTATACATTCACAGATATCTTTAAATAATATAAGTGGTATAGTAGAAATGGTAATGCAAGGTTTGAATGGTAAAGCTACTACGCAGGAGAATTACTAATGGAATGTTTTATACCATCTAAGCAAACTTTTACTAATCCATTTTTTATCGGTACCGTAGAAGATAATAAAGATCCAGAAAATCATTACCGTGTAAAAGTACGTATAGAAGAATTACATCCATCTACTATATCTACTGAAAATCTTCCTTGGGCAGCTAAAGTAGATTCTTCTTTCATGGGCATGTCAGATAATGCTCCTCTTAATCATAATGTACCAGAAATCGGTTCAAAAGTATTATTAATAGCTGTAGCAAATGATCCAAATTCTTTACTTTATATAGGCATGCTTTATCATAAGACACCACAAACTCCTACAGGTGATAGTTATGGTGGTTCTTATGGTATTTATATGTCAGGTGGTCAATTTATAGGTATAGATAAAGTTAATAAAGCTTTTCAAATGATTTATGAAGGGCATATAAATATAGATAAAATATTAGATAGTACAATAAAAGTAACAAATTTCGTAAAAATAGAATGTGATGCTGCTACTATCAAATGTAATAACGCTACTGTAGATGCTCCAACTACGTATATTACAGGTAATGTAAATGTTGATGGTAACATTGTTGCTAAAGGTGAAGTTAGTGCTAAATCTGGCACAGTTAATCTTAGTACACATACACATACATATATTCATTGTGATGGTGGTGAAAGTGGTACACATCCAGATATGACATCTCCTGGTCAAGGTTAATTATCCATATAATCCAATAATTCTCAATACCTCTTTTCTTTTGAAGTTCTAATAAAAAGAATATTAGTTCCAGTTTAATACATATATAAATAATTCAAATGAGTACGTATAAAGATTTAAATGCACTATACAACAGTAACGTATATAATTCTAAAAGTGTAGTTAGTGATTTAGAAGATATAAAAAATGGACTTATGCGTTTATTTACAACAGGTAAAGGCGAAGTTCCGTATAATCGTAATTATGGCACTACATTAAAATCTTTGTTGTTTGAAAATAATGTAGATGCTAGTGATGTAAGAATGTTTTTATATATGGATATAACAAGTTTTGAACCAAGAGTAACATTAAATCCAGCTGATATAATTATTACTAAGCAAGATAATAATACTTATTTAGTAAAATGTACTTTTAGAGTTCCAGGATTAAACAGCGTATCAGATTCGATTCAATCAATTATAACGAGATAACAATGAAGTTAGATAATATTATATATGATGTAAACAGTTTAGCAAAAGCTATAGCCGAGCAGTGGAATACAGAAAGTGAAGCATTTAAAGCTATTTATCCATCTGATACTGCTACAGCATTAGTTAATGGTATGGCTGGATATGGTGCAATGATGCAGTATTTAATTACAGCTGCTCTTGCTAACTGTTATACAGAAACCGCTTTTTCAGAAAAGGCTATTTATCAACTTGCTCAAACTCTCGGTAACGAATTACACGGCAATGTATCTGCTCAAGTACAAGTAGATATTGCTAAATTAAATCTTATAGGTACAGCTACTAATATACCTAAGGAAACTGTATTTGAAATCAACGGTAAAAAATTCTTTAATCCTTCGGGTATTATGCTTCCAGCTGATGTTGAAATTGTAAGAGATATTACTTTGATTCAAGGTGAAAAGATAACTGTTAACAAAGTTACAAACGGCATCCCTAACGAAAAGTTTTATTTTTCTTCAGATTTCTTAGCCAATCATAATTATATTGAAGTATATGTAAACGGTGAACAATGGAATGTAGAAGAATCATTTTTACCGTATGATAAGAACTATATCATTGATTCATCTGATATGAATACTGTTGTATTGAAGACAGATCCAGATGGTAGAACATATATTAAAGTCGGTGATAATCAATTAGCTGCTATGCCTTCTACAGGTAGCCATATTCAAATTAAATATATACAAAACGATGGTGCTGATGGTAATATAGGTGAAATCAACGCTACAGGTTCTTTACTTACACCTCTAATGTATACAGATAGAAACGGTAATCAAGAACAATTAGATGTAGAAATAACAACAAAAACAACAGCTTATGGCGGATTTGGTAAACAATCTTTGGATGTATTACGTCAGACATCACCTTATATTTTTGCTTCAGGTCATAGAGCTATTCGTAGGCAAGATTATAATGCTATTTTACAGAATAAATGCGGATATATTACATCAGCTGTGTGGGGTGAATATGAAGAAGCTGCTAAAGTTGGTGCATATGATTCGATTATGTTAAATACAGTATATTATACTGGTGTTAAAACGTTTCAAGAATATCCATTTTTTGAAGTTGGTTATCTCAATAACAATGTAGATTTTAACAGTGCTTTATATAGTCGTAAAGGTTTCTTAGGATCGTTTTCAATTCAATTACGTAATGATATAGATGATTCTGTTACTCCTATTACGTTTCAAGATAACGGTGGTAAAGGTATATTATTTATTAATGATAACGAAATAGATAAAAGAGACAGTTTATTACCAGATTGGATAGCTTCTGACAATAGTTATTATGAAGCATATTTACCTAATAACTATTTAACAGGTGATGATATAAACAGAGGTACAAATTATTCAGCTAATGATGTACTTGGTATAGAAGGTACAGAAATATATGAAAATTCTGAAGTTGTTGGTTATGAAGTTACTGTTCGCGTAAAAGAAATAAATGCTCAAGGTAAAGTAGTTTCATTACAATTGGTGAAGAAAATGTGTAGTAAGTCATTACCAAGTGATAACGTTTATACGACTAAATATTTACCTGGTGTTAGTGGTAATGGTAGAAATTTGGCATTCAAATTGGCTTTTACTTCAAAATACACATCCGGATTGATTAGAACGAATAAAGTAGAAGCTGAACACTATTCACTTGAGAAGTTACGTTCAGATTATGGTGATTCTACATTTTTTGTAACTGACGATAATACAGAACAAGAAATATCATTAGGAAATCCATTGCAGATTTTTATTGATTATAAAGACGAAAACGGAAATCCAATTCAAAAAGCTATAGCTGGTGTAAAATTTAGAGCAGCGATTGAATCAGTTGGATGTTTTCCTGCTACTTTTGCTATGTTCGGTACTAATATAGATGGTGCTACAGAAGATAATATCAGAAATAGCAATGATTGGGATAGATTAATTGAAAGAAAAGAATTAACTAGACCAAAAGCAACACACAATAATCAATGGACAGATTGGATTCCTACGACAACATTTAATTTAAGGCAAGATAATGAAGGCAATCCAGATTTTAATAAATATAGTCACTACGTTTTAGAATTTTATTCACTAGAAAAAGATAATAATTCGTATGTATTAGACGATGGAAAAAAGCCTCAATTAGCTTTAAGTAAAATGAAACTGTTATATGGCGAAGACGCTTCAGTTATATATTACGATGATAATGGTAAATTTATATTAAATCTTCCTACAATTGGAAGTCCTGGTCCAGATGTTAAAGATAAAAATGAAGACGGTAAGCAAGAATTATATGATGAAGCAGGATATTTAACTCATTCGATTATAAACACAAAAAATTATGCTTTATATCAATATACACCAACTATAGAAAATTTAACTTATTCAAATGGATATAGAAACGGTAACATTTTAGCATATAAATTTGTAAATAGTGTAAATAATAATGAAGTAGTATTTTCTACAAGAGTTGTAAACATTGATAATGGAACATTTTCTACTAGTGTAAATGGAAGTGAAATTTTATCTGGTTCAGAATATATTTTGACACAAAATAAAATGTCTTTAGATGAAGTAGGTGTATATAATGTAGAATTATTGCCTATAAATTCAGATAAAGGTATAGTAAATGCTGGTGAAAATTATAAACAGAATGATAAAATTGTATTGTTAGATAATGGTGAACCAACAGATATTGAATTCCGTGTAACAAATGTCAATGGATATAGTCAAGTATTAGGATTAGTACCTTTGTCATCTAGTTCTATTGGAAAAGAATTATCAGGTGTCTATGAAACGAAACGTACTTATACTCCTACTACTGGTGAAGAAGCACATGGTTTAAAAGTACGTGTTCAATCTAGATTGAGTTCCGGATATTATAGGCAATTAACAGATACGATAACACAAGCTTATATAAGATCTAGTGGAACACAATTTGGAGCTGATTGGTTAAGTGCAAGCGATGGTGGAAGTGCATTAACACCTACTAGTGGTGTAATTTATTTAATTTTATCATCTGGTGAATATGATTGTAAAAAATA